GAATTTTGACGCCAGCTTGAGCAGCGCACCAATTTACGAAAGAGCCGCACCACGGCAGCCCGTCGGCTTTTGTGAATTTGCCGTACTTCGTCAAGTTGTCACCCTCTTCGACCGTACCCACCTCGGCGAGCGCAATCTCTACGAGTGCGGCGGCTGTACCCATTGGATATTTCATCCGAGCAAAGCTGCAATCTCTTCGGCAGTCAATCCGAGCTTGTCGATGACCGCTTGCTTTGCCGCAGCTTTTGCAACGGCTTCGGCTGAACTATTTTCGACCTTTTTTGCATAATCTAATCTTATTTTTGTTTCCGCAGCAGTCTCGTCGCGTTCTATAATGATTTCTTGATTTGTTTCAATATTGAAAGTTTTTTCTGTAATTTTCATTTTATGCTCCATAAACGTAAATAGTACCGGCGTCTAAATTTCCATTTGAAGATTTAATTGAAACTGAAGATATTGCTGAAGTTCCTTTATATGCACCGTTTCCAGTATGCATAAAGGTATTTGCGTACCCATCTGCCCAAGCTGTAAAGCTGATAGTTTTTAATCCAGCCGTACCAGTTCCGTCAATTTGGAAATTCACTCTTGCTGTGTTTGCAGCGTTTGTTGCTAAAGTAGCAAAATAAATCGAATTGCCCCATAAACCAGAATAATCGGCGTTTGTTACGTTTGGCGTTCCTGCTTGAACTGTGTGCGTAACTTGTTGGTAATTTGCACCCGCGTCAGCATTTAATTGTAATTGCAACAAACTGGAAACGTTTGCCGTTGAAACTCCATCGACGATTATGTATAAAGAATTTATGCTTGAAATTCCGCTAACTGTAACCGTTGTTGCACCTGTTAATGCAGTACCGCCAGCGTTGAGAAGTTGATAATTTGGAGACCAACCCGAAGCCGTTGCCCATGATGGTACGCCACCAGATACGGTCAAAACTTGACCAGTTGAGCCAATACCTAATCGAGCGGGTGTCGATCCACTTGATGAATATATTGTATCTCCGGTGGTTGTCATGGGATTAGTCATTCCAGCATCGGCACTCCATACAAAATCGAGATCGGTGTTGGAATTCTTCGCCAACACTTGACCCGTCGTTCCACCCTTCAAATCAACGAATGAGGTGTCCACTCCACCGAGAGCGGTGCGAATTGCAGCCGCGCCGTCTTTAACGAGATCGGTGTCCGATGGAACTGTCCAGCCGAAATTTGTCGTCGTCGTTGCCATATCCTTCTCCTTATGCTAGGCGACTATTGTCGCATTTAACCAATCCAAAGTTGGGTTGATTGTGTTCCATGTCTCTACCGCTGGCACGGAATTCCAGCGGAATGCTTGCAAGCTAAACGCTACGGGTGAGAGGTTCAAAGTCACTTCGAGAGAGTTATATCCGGCGCGGAAAGTCCAACCCTCGACGAACCCTTGAAAAGAGCCCCCGAGAAGATTTGACGGCAAATTTGTGATATCCAACGCCACGCCCATGAATACATTTAGCAAAGAGTCTCGGTCAGCGTTGTCGATGTTTGGGCTCGCTAGTTGATAAGTGATGGATTTAAATTGATCTTGAGGATAGGCTCTGAGTGTTAAATAAAAATCGGCTTGATCCTCAGCGTCGGTTGTGTTTTCGATGCTTGTCTGTATGTTTTGAGCTTGAGAGCCATATACGGCAATCGAAGCCGCATCCTCGGCGGTTACTTGAGCTCCGTTTTTGTAAGTGATTGTCACTTTGTTGCGGATGTCGCCCAATTTGCGAGAGATGGAAAGATTTGACGTCAGAGCTTCTCCGGCGTTGAGATCGACGTACCCATATGTTGAGAGGTATTGGCTGCGATGCGTCGAATCTGCATAGCCTATGCGTCCGGAACTGTCCTCGTATAGATAGCCAAGCCCCGAGGTGGCGAGCGCGGATGCCAACGAATAGACATCGGTCACGGCAGAGCTGCGAGCTGCCAGCTCATAATCACCAGGACGATCAATCTCTCCAAGTCCTGAATTTTCCGCATTTGCCCATGTCGTTGTCGGATTGTATGCCGCCCACGTTTCCGCCGCCGGCACTTCATTCCATTGATCAAAGAGCACTTGAGAGAGCACTTCATAAATTTGATCCCCGTCGAAGTCCTTCGCCAAAACTCCAGTCGTTAGGGTTTTTGGCAGCTTCGAAAGAGCCCCGAGAGCTGTGATTCGGATTGACTCCGTTGTACCCCCTAAGCCGGCGGTTTTGACAGAGGTGAGCACCTCGGTGACATCTCCGCCGAAAAGATTGACAAAAGTGCCGCTCGAGTCTTTGACCTTTACAATCACCGAATCATTGACATCGATGTCGAGGGTTGCAAGATTGAGATTTATGATTTCGAGAGAGCAATATCCCGCAACGGGTTGAGCGTATATATCCGTGCGCCCCGAAGTAATCGTCAAATTTGAAAGCGTCACGTTTGTGACATCTCCCGCGCCATTGATTGAAATACTCCACTCCGGAGTCCATAGGCTCATGCGACGAGAGCTCCAGCCCCTAGCGTGCCGCGTGCCTGAGCTTGATTGAGGATATCAACAATCTGACGCGCTACTCCTTCGGGATCAATAGCACCTTGAACATTGAAAACGTTATTGATCAGATTTTGCGCGACTTGCTCTCTCGTTTGACCTTGAGCAAATTGAGCGGCGGCGAGGTTGGTCGCTTGAGTCCTCAAAACTTCGTTGAATCTGTCGAGTGTGTTGTTCATTTCGATGACTCTAAAAGTATTTTCTAACGAGAGTTTTTTAGCTTGCTCGCCGAGAGTATTTCCGACGGTGCTCTTTGAATTTCCAGCGGCGTCAAATTGAGCTCCAGCAAACTCGCTCAAATCTGGAATTTTTGGAATGTCTTTTATATTGTCCAACGCTGTCGCTGTTGGTAATTTGTCGTCTTGTTTTGACACTTGATTCGCAAGCAAGCCAAGAGTCGCCAATCCAGCCGCACCCGCAGCGATTCCGAGTGCCGGATTGAGAGCGAATGCAGCCGCGACGCCCGCCACGAATGCCGAAGCTTTGAGCGCATTGTAAGCGACGATAAGCGTGCGAATGGCAGCTACCGAAGCCGTCACCCATGAAACAATCGTCGAGGTAACAAATACAGCCGCGAGCACTTTGGCGGCAACAATAATTTCATCTTTGAAATTAATAACCGTTTTAATGAGCCCTTTAATTCTCTCGCCCCATGTGTATGCCGTTGAATTGGTGTTAATTAGAGATTTTTGTAGTCCGTTGTTGCCAGTCAATCCAGCGATGAAAAGGTTCAAATTTGGAACAACGGTGAGCAAAATATAATCGGCGAGCTTTTTAACAATAGGCAAGAGAGCCGCTCCGATTGCCTCTTTTGCTTCATCCGCTGCAATTTTGATTTGTTCAAATTTGAATTTTGCGGTTGTTGATTGTTCGGATTGAAAACCTCCAAAAGTCGTTTCAAGTGTTCCGATGATTTTGTTAAAATCTCCACTTTTAAGAGTTGCGGAATCAATACCAATCCCGAGCTTGCCAAGCGCGGTCGTTGATCCATCGTAAGCCTTGCCGATGGCATTGGTGACGGCTTCGAGCGGCTTGCCGGTTGCGGCTGCTATATCTTGAGAGATAATGAGCAATCTTTGAGCAGCTTCAACGTCATTCGTGCTCCGAATCAAACGAGATAAAGCCGGACGCAAAACGTCATCGGTTGTCGCGCTTGCGATGGATTGTTTTGTAATCCAGCCGCTTGTCATGGCGATCTGTTGCTCGGTTGCGGTAGTTGTTGCTCTTATCGTATCTTCAAGCTTTTTTTGAGATGCTTCATCTTCGGCTGCGGCTTTTACAAAATCTGCACCCATCGCCAACGCAGCAGCTCCAACGACAGCGAACGCAAGCGCGGCTTTTTTACCGAATGCCGTCGCTTGAGTCGCGAAGTCGCCCATGTCCTTCTCAGTATTTTTGAGCCCTTTTTGAAGATCGCCAAAGTCAGCGTCAAAGGTGATTTTTACTTTTGGAATGCCAGCCATTAGTCAAGCCTCTCTTTTTTGATAACGCTTTGAACCATGTCGATGTATTCCTTCGCAACGATTGGCGTGTAGTAATCAACCGCCGGAGCTATCCAATAACCCCGTCGAGATTTGGCGACTTTAAATCGGTTTGTGTATCGACGCCCAAGCGAATCAACGCCAGAGTGAGAGCCGTATTCCGTACCCCATAAAAGCGCACCCGCCGGAGCTGAGTTTTGTTTTGTAAGAGTGCCTCGAGAATTTTTGACGCCGCCATATTTGCGACCCACTTTAGTCGAGCCGCCAACATCGACGCGAATGAGACGATCGCGTGGAGTCTTGATCGCTTTTGCATTTGCCAAAAGTCTCGTTTGTGGAGATGGAGCAGCCATCGCGCTCATCATAAGTTGTCCGGCTAGGCGTTGAGACATGGGTTGAGCAGCGTCACGAATTTCATTCTGAAAATCT